CAAATATCTCTTCACGTCTGCCTATACCTAAGCTGAGTAATTCATTATGAATGTCTCTGTTTGTCATTCCTGTTCTATAGATTAACTCCTCTGCATACAAGTTTGTATCGTGAAGGTAAATTTTAGATATACAAGTAGGGTCATTAGTATAGCCAAAGTCCATACCATAAGAAACAAACTTAGCATTGTCAGGTATTTTCTCAATTTCTCTAAATTGAAATATAGTAGCTTTACTTTGTCCTATCTCTCCTAGTCCGTATATCCTCCAGTAGTTTTCGTCAGTATACTGTAGTCTTTCTATTTCTTTTACTATCGACTCCTCCAGGAACTTATTGTCCTTGTAAGTGGTCTTATAAAAGTCTGCGTCTTCTCTTGTTTTTACTTTGTCATATATCCAGTGAAATTCGTCTGAAGGATTATAGTCTAATATAATTCTACCTACTGTTCTAAACACAAGCTGATTCCAGTCTTCCCAGAATAATTCGTTAGCTTCATTTATAAATAGTAAATCTCTTTTACGACCTCTCACTTTTTGAGGAGAGTCTAAAGAAATAAATTCTATTAGGTTTCCGTTTAGTTTGTATTCGTGACTTGTCTTATTATGATCTTCCTCATTATAAAGCTCGTTATTTTTTAGTATCTCTAAAAAGTCTCTCATAGCTGAGGTTCTTAAAGCAGGAAATGTTTTTCTACATATAGAAATTATTTTGTTTTTATTTCTTAAGCTGTAACCAAATATAATCCAGATCAGTATATTATAGGTCTTTCCACTACGTGACCCTCCCTGCTCTATTATAATTTTCTTTTGGCTTTTTTCTAAATGCTTCCAAACTATGTTAGTCTTTAGGTCTCTCACTCTACTACTTCAATTCTAAATTCTTTATTGTCTCCTGTGTCTATTTCTTGACGTGGAACGTACCCTCTAGATTTGCCTATAGTTTTTAAGTAGAATATTATAGAAGTTTCTTTCTCGCTTTTAATACAGTCAAATAGTTTAGACTCTACAAAATCTATAGCAGAGTTTTTAATATCCAGGACTTTTGCTTTATACTCCTCATCTTCTTCTAACCACCTGTAATGAGTTCTTCTATTTATTCCTGCGTTTATACTTGCAGTCGATACTATACCTAAGCAGTCTTCTAAAGCCTTTAGCATTTTATCTTTGTTTTCTGTTTTCATTATATCTTTTTTATAGTGTGACATTTGAGACATCACTCTACTAATATAACGTAAAAATTTAAGTTTTATGAATAAGAGTATAATATAGCTTTTCCTTGTAGGTTAATTTATCTACTAACTCACTTACTTGGTTTAAAGATTCTGTAGATTTTAAGACCTTTAATTTGTCAATTAGAATTAACAACTCATCGGAAGATATAATTTCATTTTTAATAATACTTAGCCAGGTTTCATATTCTGGCTTTCTTCTTTTTATTTCTTCAAACATATTTGTTCTATATAAAATACCTGAATGATCTGCAGTTTTACCTTTAGTCTTATAGTACTGAGATATACTTTCGTAAGTTTTATTCTTTAGCTTTCTCATTATAAAATCAAAAAGAGCTCTTGCGTCTACGTGGTTTTGTGTTCTTCGATTCTCGAATATATCTGTCTCTGTTAAACTTATTACTAAGTTTGCTATCCTGTCGTATTCATTCATTATAAAGTTCCTTTAATTATATATTGGTCTATATCAAAGTCTGCTTCTATAAATTCTTTGTATATCTCGATACCTGCCATTACTGAAGCTTCTCCTTTTAAGTAGAAATTCTCTGAGCAGTCCCAAACTCCTACATCTAGATTCTTTTTATCTATACATAAAAACTTAAAATCTTTGTAGTCTACGTTAAAAAGCTGACAGTATATATATACTTGATTATAGTATCTATATGCGTCTGCAGACTTATAAAAGTTCTTTACGTCTATAGTTGTTTTTAAATCTACTATGCCTCCTTTGTTTTTCAACACGTCAGCCTTACCTCTAAAAGGATAACCATTTATAGTATCTATCATAGGAACTTCAAACTGTGAGTCCTGAATTAATCCTAGAGCTGTCTCGTTTCTTAGTAAAGCATCGCATAATCTTTCAGCATCGTTTTTTTCTTTCATAGTAAAAACCTGATCGTGAAACTTTTTAGCTTCTTTATATTTAGTAGTGTTCTTACTTTGTACATCTACAAAAACTATATCGTTTAGCTTTTCTGGTTCTAAGATCATAGTATGAAATAAGTGTCCGTCTCTTAATGGTTGAGTTTCTTTTTGACCGTACTTGCTTATATACAAATATGTTTTAGCACTATCTAGCAGAAGTTTAATAGAACTACTAGATAAAGCATTTTTTCCTAGATAGCCGTAGTAGTAATCGTCAGAATACATATTGTCTATTACTTCTTGTTTGTCTTCTACTTTACCGTCTAAGAGTTTAATTGAATTTGTCATAAGCCTTATTTTTATTTTTTAATAGTTTTATAATTATTTCTTTATCTTTTAATTCTTCAGCAAACTCCAATACTTTTTTTCTTAAGTGTTGGTTTTCTATTATGTATAAATTTATTAAGTCATCTTTAGCTGTCATAGGTTTATAAGTTTTTTAAGTTTCTCTATTTGTTCTTCTAATTTTTTAACTTTAGCTTCTGACTTTCTTGCTCTTTCTATTGCTCGATTCTTGTCGCTTCTATACTCCTCTACTATTTTATTAAATATAAAACGATCTCTTTGTAAAGTATTAGTATAAAAAACAGTTTCTAGAAATGACAATATAAAATCCTGGAGCTCTTTATTTTTACTGTCTTTTTTCCATTTGTTTAATATTTCTAAACAAATAGTTGTATGATTATTGTATTCAATATCCTTAAGGACTTCAGCTTTATCGTGTTTAATTTCCATTTTCTCTGCTATAAATTTAAAAAAATTCTAGGTACTATCAAAATCATTCCAGTTTATTCTGGAGGCTAAACTTTCTTTTAATAGGTAAACTTCTTTTAATTCTTTTTTATTATTCCATAATGAAGTCGCAGGACAATAACGTTCCTCTACTTTTGGAATTTGTATGTCATTTAACCAAAACAAATAATTTCCTTTTGGGTCAGCTACAAAATATAACTTAACTATTTTATCGTCTAACTTCATTAAAGCATCATACTTATATTTCTCTAATAATTTTTCTGGATAATATTTATTTCTAAACTTCATTTCTATAACGCAGTCAAAACCTTTAGGAGTTTTACCTTTTGCGTCAAAGTGTTCGTAACCCTCTCCAGTCCATTCTATTTCCCATCCGTCAATATTTAATAAAAAAACTACAGCTTTTTCATACTTCTTTATGTCATCGAGTTTCATTTTCTAACTCGGTATTTCTTAGACTCTTTAAATTTTATATTTAAATCTTTAATCCATTGTACAATAGTCTTAGGGGAGCAAGGACACGGTTTATAATAAGTATGAAGAAATAGCTTAGAATGTAGTTGACAGACAAACTCATACTCCTCGTTGTTTAGAGTTTGACTTGTAGACTCTCTAAAATCTTTCCAATTAAAATAGTCTTCTCTATTCATCTCTTTTAAATTTAATATTATTTAAAGCGTCTCGTCTGTCTTCACAGCCACAACTTTCATAGCCTAGCCAGTCTACTACTATTTTATTTACTAGCCACTTAATACCAGTCCATTTAAAAATGAACTCTAGTTTATCCCCAATTCTTAGATTCATATAATTGTTTTATTTGTTGTCTTATATTTTTTACAGTATTGTATAAAGAGTAATAAGAAATATTAGTATCTCTACTTAACTGACTTATACTTTTGTTGTTTAAAAAAACCTCCTCAAAAACTTTACGTTGGTAGAAATTAAACATTTTAGTTTTATCGTATTCTTCTAATTTAGGATTATTAAGATCAGTAAGTTCTATATAGTCATCGTGCATAAACCATTCTTGTATAGCTCTATAGTTATTTAAATCTTCCGTTTCGCTATAACTTTCATCTGCAGGTAAATAATCTAAATTTTCTATACTTACAACTCTAACTCTTTTTTCAGCTCTTTTTAAATTCTTAAACATATTGTAAAGGGTCAAGTAAACAAAATAAAAGTTAACCTCATCTTTATTATACATTATAGATTTCTTATGTTTTTTCAAATAAGTATCTATTTGTATATACATTTCCTGAATTAAATCTTTAGAGGTGTCAATATTACACCCCCAAGACTTTAAGTAGTTATGCCAAATTCTTTCGTGCTTAACTAGCTCTTTTATTGATTCTTCCATTTACCATAGTAAGATAGGAAAAATTTTAAAAAGGTTGAATAATTTTTTTTAGCACAGAAATATTCTTAATACTAAAGCCTACATTATTTCTTAGAGCTTTTAGTCTTATGGGCTCATCAATACTTGTCGGTCTTCCTCCAGTTTCAGTTTCTTTTACTTTTCTAACGTGTACAAGACTGTACATAAATTCTGTAGGATGTTGAATATATCTATGAACTACTAAAAAGTCGTCAGCTCTATTTACAAATTTACCTCCTCCTTCCACGTCTGCTGCGTTGGGAGGAATAGGATGCCCTGCGTATTCGTGATCTATTCTATGTACCATTCTTAAAGCACTAGTATTAGCGTGAGTATTAACCCAAATAGATATTTCATTTTTTTTAGCAAATATTCTTAACTCTGTTGTAGCCTGGTAGTCGTACTCGTGACCACCAACAGAAGAAATTAACTTAGAGTCTTTTATTAAAGAGTTGTAAGGGTCTATAAGTAATCCTTGATAGTTCCAAGCATCTTTTATAACCTTGCATAAATCTAACAACTCTCTATAAGTATATAGCTTAGTAGAGTCTATAATTTTAAAATGAGTATAAATAAAATCTATATGTTTTTTATATTGTTTTTCTGGGACATCTTGTATTGGTCTTTCTTCCAGAAACTCAACAAGTTTACGAATTATAGAATATGCCTCATTTTCAGAACTAAACACTAGCCATTTTATTTGGTGCTTAATAGCGTAGGCTAACATTAAATAAAGAACTATAGTTGTTTTACCAGTATTAGAATGTCCTAGTATTATATTAAAAGAACTAGGCTTAAATCTAAAGTAGTCGTCTATTTCTGGAACTCCTAAAGTTAATCCCTCTTTAATTTTTCCTGTTCGTATGTCTTGTAAATGTGCAGTAACTTTCTCATAGTTTATTAGCATTGTTTAAATGTAGGTAT